TTCGTTATTTTCTTCCATTGTCACTCCTCCTTATTTCCATTATTTTTATTAAACCTTTATTTAATAATTCCATAGTTCGTTTATACGTTAGCCACATAACTCTTTGTGTTGGAGTATATTCATTATTGTTTTCAATATCATTAAAAGGTACTATCACTCTTACTTTAATATTTTCTTCCATAATTCTTCTACTCCTTCTTGCGTATAATCTACGTTCTTAGGAACTTTATTTACTATTTTATCTATATCTTTTTTAGTTAGTTTTACATCAAACGGAATAATGTATCCATTTACTCCTTCCTTAGTGTCTCTTTTAGCATTAGGGAACGGAGTACACAACGTAGGAACGTGATTTTCCCAAGCCTCATACATTGTGTAACAGAACGACTCTGTTGTTGATAATTGAACGACATAATCGTAAGCTCTCATTATTCTTTGACTATCTTTAATCGGATCGTGTATCTTAATATTTCCGTAAGGAATAACATTATTAGGGTTTGTACCAAATACGTCCCATACGTACGTTATTTCGTATTTTTCAAACAGTTTACATAAAGAAACTATTCTGTCATATCCTTTTTCCTCAGTTAAACGAGTAAAAGAACACAATTTTAAATCATATTTTTCATCATTTAAGATATTAGGAATAACTACACTATCTCGATTAAACTCTCTTATAAAAGATTTCCTTGCTGTATCACTAACTGCTATGTACTTAGTATTAGGATCGTACTCAATAAATTTCCAGTCCCAAAACTTTTTCATTTCAGTCCAGTCACTATGTATCATTTGATAGATTTCTTTATATTTGACTTGTCTCATATATTCTCTATCAACTAATACACTCGTTATGATACATATATCACATTCTATAGGGGAAGTAAGTTCTTCAATAATATTTGCATATTTACTTAATCTATAAGCATTATCAAAGCTAATTTCTCGACATACTAATGTAATATCGTAATCTTTTCCGAATCGTCTTAAAAAATTAAGTAAAAATGTTTCTACACCACCAATATCATTGTAATAATGTTGTAATAATACTATTTTCTTTTTCATCTTACTTCTCCCTTTAGAAAGTTGTTTTTAATTACTAAGCACTAATAGTTTTAACTACTTGACCTACTGGTTTTTCAAATGTAGTACTTAAGCCAGTAATTTTAGCATGATACCATTCAGGACCATGATCTAGACCAATTTGTCCGAAGATTTGATATACAGATCCTGCACCAGCTTTAGCAAGTTCTTCTCTGAAGAAGTTACCTTTACCTGGAACTGGTTGTTCTACTGGTCCACAAACTGCTGGGTTATAAATTAATGCTGTTCCATCAGGTAGGAATTCACCTAAACCAACTCTAACTGTTGCACCGATAGGAAGGATAATATCTCTTACTTGAATACCAAATGCGTTCATGTAAGGCTCTCCAACTTTCATACCTAATTCAACTGCATTACCATGTAATTGAAGTAAGTTTGTAGCATTAACTAACATTAATAAGTTAGAAATATCTCCACCAGCTTCTTTAATATCTTTAACTGCGTCATCAACTAACCATAAATCTAATGCAGCTCCGCTAGCAGCAACTACGTTAGTAGTAATAGCAGCTAACATACCACGAGTTTTATTAACTTGATTATCAGCAGCAGCTTTATTATAAGTTCCTTGAATAAATGCTTTTTCAATACTTCTTTTAATCTTATCCATTTTTTGACTAGTTTGGAAATCTAGTTCGTTTTGTGGGTTAGGAGTTTGTCCTGCAATATTAACACCACTTAATGTATTCATGTTAGACTCTTTAGCATAACTAATTCCGATAGATTCATGGAAAATTTGAGTTACGTTAGTTAATTGAGTTCTACCAACATAAGTTGCATTAGGAGCTGTTAATGAAGCAGTTTCACTAATTTCTGGAATTGCTCCTTCCTCACTTGTGTAATATTGTCCGCATACAAACTCAACACTTTGTGTATATTTTACTCTTCCTGAAATTGAATTTAGGAATGGAGTATTTGTGTTTGCTTTGTTATATAGCAAACCGCTATAGTTTGGTACTAAAAAACTTTGAACTGTACCTGTTGCCATTTTAATTCACCTCTCTTAAATATTTCTTCTCCCTTATTTAAGTGCTACGAGGTTTTTCTTCTTTTATATATTACTTGGCTTTTGTGATTCTTGATAAATTTGAGATATTAGCTGTGTTTGAGCTAGAGTATCCTTATTTTCAATAGCCTTTTGTAATTGTTGATTTAACATATCAACTTTGCTAATGGTAGAAGATCCATCAGTTCCTCCTATTGGTTTAGGAGTATCATTTAAAAGCTTGTTAGTAGTTTCTACTTTGGTAGTATCTTTAGTCTTATTTAAGATATTTATAAAACTATTTGCTAGTTTCATAGACTTATCAAAATCTTCACTAACAATGTTAGATAAAGTTTCTTTAAGTTCAGTATCATCATCATTTACTTCGATTCCGTTCTTTAGTAGTAGTTTTTGTACTGCTAATTCACTTTTCTCTCTAGCATTAGATAATCTACTTGCTTCTAATTCCTTTCTCTCTTCATCCATTTTTTCTTGATCCGTCATATTAGCCTTTTTTAAATTGTCATATTCTGACTGAAGGCTTGTATAATCAGTCTCAGTTTTGCTTAAACGTGAACTTAAATCGTTATACTTATCTTTAGGAATTACTAGTTTCGCTAATTCTTTAGCAATAGCGTCTACTCTTTCTTCAGTTGTTGCATAACTTTCATCGTTTAGCACTTGCTCAATAGCATTTTTCATTTTATCCCTTCCCACTCACAATGTTTTTATAGTTGTCACATCTCAACTTATTGAGTGTCGTACATTTATGCTTTGTACGATAAGCAAATTTATATCTTAAACTTTTTCAGTTTAATTCTATTTGGCTAATCGACTTAGACTCGAACTAAGACCATTGGTTTTGGAGACCAACATTCTTCCATTAAACTATCGACTAATTTGGTTGCTGGCGTCAGATTTGCACTGCAACTTCGGGTTATGAGCCCAACGTGATAACTATTTCACTACGTCAGCTGTATTTGGCTGGGAATGATAGGATCGAACTACCAAACTCTAGGTTCAAAGCCTAGTGACTTTACCAATTTGTCTAATTCCCAATATAGAGGGTTTTATTTACCCTCTGCTGAAGATACTTCCTCAGATTCTTTGAGTTCCTTTTCCTCTTCGGTAGTATTCTCGTCAGCCATTTTATCATTTATCTCTTTGCTACTTTTTGCAACAAAGAGTTTGATCCAGTTTTCTACTCCTCCATAGAAGTCCATAGATTTCTTATATACTTCATTATTGTCACTATATAAATCACTTGTCGTCATAGCAACTTCTGGAGCAATACCAGCATTAATTTGATTCATTAAGCCTTGTGACTTAACTAAGAAATTATCACTCTTATTTCTTTCAAATTTTTGATCTATATCGACTATGGATAAACATTCGATCTTACTATTAGGTGTTACTTTACAAATATCTAAAATCATTTTGATTTCTGGTTTAGCACAACGTTTAAATGCCATTTCATCTTGATTAGCTCTTTCGTTAGCCATAGTCCAACCTTCGCCAATCATTCTAGCTTGTCCTGTGTCTCCACCAGTATTCTTTTCATTATTCTTAGGTACACCAATTATAGTTAGTGCAGCATTTAATAATCTATCGTGTAATATTTTTGTATTTGTATGATCTACGTTATTAGATAGTAGTTTTAAATCTGCAGGTCTAGATGGATCAGAAGAAGCTATTTTTACAGCTCCTAAATCTAATAAGCTTGCATAATCTTCTTTATCAATATCTTGGTTAACAAATACTAAAATAGATTGAATGTATTGATCTAAGCCATCTATTTCATCACTAGTAACTCTATTTATTTGATTTAATAAGTCCATTACGACTTCAATAATACCTAATCTAGATTTGTTTAAATAATATTCAAATATAGGTATATCTCCAAGTATATGTTTTTTACCAGTTTTAATATTAAAACTTGCTGGTTTTAAATACTCAGTACTTATTTCATAATATTTATCTTTTGTATATACACTACCTACTACTTTATTGTCTTTAACTCCTACTGTGTAAGTACAAGCAAATAATTTTTCATGAGGTAGTCTACTTGAATATACAATAAATGTTGTTTTGCTATCTAAGTTCTCAATAGTAAACGGAGCGTCTCCTTGAGGAGTAGGAAGTACAATACGATGAGCTATACCAGAAATATATAAGCTTTCCGCTAATTCTGTATCTTTAGGATATTTATCGTTTATAATCATATATCCATTAAACTCATCAATTTCATCAGAAGCACATTCACTTCTTACTACATATTGAATTGGTTTACCAAATACATAGCTTTTTTTGAACTCAGTAATAAAATAAGCATTATTTTCTACTACTATATTGTTAATATTAGGTCTTACTTCTTTCTTTTTACCTAATATTGGTTGCCATCCCTTATAATATTTTTCTAAATAATCTATTTCCTCAGCATTTTGTTGGTGTAAAGGAAATACATCATTTAATATTTTTGCAATTACTTTAGGAGTCATATCACTCGGTTTGTAATCTGCATAAATTTTTTTTCTACCATATAGTCTTCTCTCTTGAGGGGCTATATTGTAGAAAATTTGATTTTCGTTTTGATTTTCGTTCATAATATTACCACATCCTTGTCCCCTAATAAGAAAAGTGGGAACATAACATTTTACGGTTATGCTCCCGTGTAGCACCAAGCAAACAAAAAGGGAAAAACTTGTTTGCTCGATTTACAAGTATCACAGTCCGTAAAAATATTCTATTTTTAAAGTGTAAAAAGATAATACATATTTACCTTTTTACTAGAAAATTCTTTGAATTGCCTGTGGTTTAGACAAAATACTTCTTCCTACTATGATTTCAGAATTATACATAGCCGCACCATCTGGTCCATCATCAAATTTATTAGGATAATCAAATGAGTATTTTGTAATATTATCCATTAATCTTCCTATATCAGTATTAGGTTTAACAATAGATTTATCTTTAAAGATAATATTTCGTTGAATACCACCTAAATTGTTCTTAATTCTTTCTTCTTTTTTCTTAGTATTGTATAATTCTATAATTTTACATAAAGATTCAAAACCTAAGTCTTTTAATTTACCTTCTAATAATGGTTTTAACGAAACATCTATGTTATTTTCGATTACTAATGTCGTTATATTATCGTCAATTATCTTTCTAATAATCTCGTCATACATCTCATCCATAGGTTTTTTAGTAAATATTGCGTCCCATAGATAATGTTTACCCTTACCATCAGGTTTACATATAAACATATTCAAATTATCTTTACCTTTTCTCTTAGTATCCATTACTGCCATACAATATGGCTCTAACTCTTCTGGTGGATCAATATAAGTCGTTAAATTTTCCCAAGCCATTTCTCTACCAGTAGGAGCAATAGGACTTTGTTGATAAACACAACTAAATAAAAATGGATCAGTAGTTTCTTTTATTTGTTCCGCTACCTCTTGAGGATATACTTCACTACAAGTAGTTTTACCCTCATTATCTAGTAAAGGTACACGAATAACGATAGTATCTTTATTTCTCATAACATAAAGGTTATCGGTTTCTCTAAGTTCATCAATTTTGTTTCTATCATCAATAATTCTATTTAAGATATCTTCAGGAGTCCATTGAGTTCCTATGAATAAAAACTTACAACGTTCTCCATCACGTCTATTCCACCATTCAGTATTCCATTTATCGTAAATTAGTCTATGAGTAGAATCACTGTTAGCTTCCTCAGCACCCTTAGTCATATCATCGAAAATAATAGCAAAATTAGCACGTTCACCAGTAGTACTACCCATACGAGTTCTACTTATTAAGTTAGACTTAGGTACATTAGCATTTTTTATCTTCCAATCAGATTCACGTTCTACATCAAAAGGTTTTCCATTAAATAATCTATAACGAGTAAAGATATCACTAAACGATATACTACATAAATAACCCTTAACAGTACGAGAAAAACCTAAAACAAGTTCTTCAGAGTAAGATAAACGAATAATCGAATTATCAATAGATAGCCCAAAAGCCCACGCACTCCATAAAGTTGCTATATAAGATTTACCCATAGAAGGAGGAAAAGAAGCTATAACATACTTTAAATTAGGGTTATAAGTTAATTCCTGTAATGCTTCTACATAAGGTCTTAAAATATCACGTCTATTTGCATATACTTTACGTGGTTGATCCCATTCCATATAATCAACAAATGATTCAAAATCTCTACGAGCCGCAAAAGCATATACTCTTCTGTAATACTCAAAGAAATCGCCCATTAAATTGACATTACTCTTATCTACTAGATTATGTAGTATAGGAATAAGTCTATTCTTAGCACCTAAACAAGCCTTAAGTTCATCTTCTCTATACCACATTTCGAGTAGATTAATAGCAGTTTCGCACCAAGTTAATTTATCTTTATCACTTAATTTTTTACTTCTTAAAGCAGATAAGACATCATTAAAGGTTTCTTCAGCCTCTAATTTAGGTTTCTTAATCTCTATATGATCTCCTACCTTAATCATAATTATTCCTTTTCACGTACTTCGTTAAAATTAATTACAATAGGTATACCCTTAAGATATTTTTCTTCTATTTCTTTATCTAAGTTCTTCTTTACCTCAATAGCCATATCATTATCTGGAAAAGTAGCAACCACTATACCTCTATCAGTTATAAGAACGTTTTTAAGTTCTTTATCCTCAAAATAATCATGAGGTAGTTCTAGAATCTTACATAATTTTTCTACAAACTTAGGTTTAGGTATTTCTTGATTAAGTAATACTCTCTTAATAGTATCTACATAACTATTACCAAACTCCTTAATTAATGTATCAGTACTTGTATTTTTCTTTTCTAATACTTCTCTTAATTCATCACCAATAACCATTTTAGGTTTACGTTCACCGATACATATTCCGTCACACATTAAAGTTTCGTTTCCACTTTGACTAAAAATTAATATTTTCATAACATCCTCCTAATTTCTCTTAATTTTTTTAATAATTCTCTATATTCTTTTTCTCCACCACTAGACAAAGGATCAGAAACCATACGTAATAATGTTCCTTCCTCTAGTCCTAATGCTACTTCCCATTTAGCTACTGCCTTAGGTCTTATTGCATGATACCCGTTTAAATAATTCGTAATATTCATAACCGAAGTACGAGAATCACCTAATTTTTCCTCTACTTCATTGATTCTCTTAGTAAACTCCGTACGAGTCATTTTTCTCTTCTTAAGTATTAAATCAACGTATTCAGCAATACCAATCATTTTTATCCACCACTCTAATCGTTCTCTGTTTAGAATTAGTCATCGTAATATACCCTTTTTCTTGTAATCTAAGTACGATATTAAATGCACTACACGTAGTAGTACCTACCATTTCCGCTATTTCTTTATACGTAGGTGAATATTCATGTTCTCGAATAAACATACGAATCATATCTAGAGTAATTAATTGTTTTCTAGTTAGTTTTCTAGTATTTTCTCTCATCACGTTCTCCTAAAACCCAATATAAAGTAGCTATCTCATCTCTTTGAGGTACTTTTCTATCAAAAACATCATGAATACGTTTCCTAATTTCCTCATCACTAGGACGATTATTAAATGTATGAGTTTCGTAATATTCTTTTAATTCTCTAAATAGACTAACCGTTTCCCATAAACATCCCGTAGGAACTACCGTAGTATCACTATTTAACACTTTCATTTTCTTAATAGGCATTATTTATCAC